ATAAGGTCTCCACTTGGTGGCTTTATAAATCATAGCCCAAAGCCAAACTGTAGAATTGTAATTCGCAATGAATATATGTCTATTCATATCTGGTATCTTAAAACAACCAAAAAAGTAAAAGAAGGAGAGGAGTTAACTTTAAAGTATGGAACATATAAAGTACTTAATCCGAATGTCTAGAAAATGGAGGAAATATGGAAAATATTATACTATATCTAGTGGTAGGAAATATGTGTCTAAATGTTATATTCATATGGTTTCTTTTATCCGCAGCTAACAGTATTGATGCGATGAATGACTGGTTACGGAAGAATGAATGGAAAATTTGAGGCCAAGCAGAAATTGGCCATAATGCTAACTAATAACAGGAGAAACTATCCATGGCAAATGTAACAGTAGTTTCCTACCATAATGGTGGGGTTCCACAAGAAATTAGTGGACCAACTCCAGCCGGCTTAGCTCAAGATATGGGCTTATCTCTGGACGGAGTAACCATTCATGTAGATTCTGATGAGGCGGAAGCCAACCAGGAACTACGAGATGGAGACCTTGTATCTTTCCAAAAAGATAAGGTCAAATCTGGTTAATAGCCGGGCACCCGTTTGTCTAGGGTTATAAGGCATAATTTAGAGCCTGATGTTTAGCAATAGATATCAGGCTCTTCTTTTAAGGAGAATAACATGACTTACGAAGAAAAGTTACAAGGAGATATAAAAGAGGCTTTTCTCTTAACCATTCCAGCTCTTGGTAAAAGAAATGAAGATAATAACTTATTAGACTGGAAAAGTGGAGAATTAGAAGAAACTATACATCGTCAGGCAAAGCTTTTAATGGACAAATGTGAATTCATTACAGTTCAGCCATCAGGAAATGGAGGAAGAAAAACAATCTTCATAAGATTTGAAAATATAGTATTGCGGGGATCAAAGAGCAATAGATTCTGGGATATATATCTTGCATTTGAAAAAGCATCCTCCAGGTATCCACAACTTACTTTCTGGACTCTTAGACCAGAATTTGCTGGTATGGATGATGATGATAGTGGAAAATACAGGTATAATAATTTTGTATCAGCTATTCATCCGCATATATCAAATCGCTCTGCTTGCTTCGGTGAGTTTGAAAAGCCAATTATGGCACTATTATCAAGCTTTAACTATACCGGTGCAGTTATGTTGATACGCAAATTTATTGATACCTGGAATAGAGGCAGTGCTTATTGGGATATGAATGTAATGAATTCTGTAAGATGGATGAGTATTCATGGTTCAGATAGAGAATTCTTTCATAAGATAACTTTTGCTGAAAGAATATATCTCAAAAGACAAATCTTTGATAATAATAATCATGATGACCTTAGAAGTTTTGGTCGTTTAGTATCATTTGTTGCAAAAATGAAACATAACTATAAAGCTGGGATTGATTGGAAAAGTCTAAATCAATTTCATTCTTTGATTAACTATATGCATCATTTTGCTGATAAATTCATCAGGAATCATAATATGATTGGTTTTATAGATACACTTTTTCATGAACCAAGAAGAAGTGGATTTATTTGGTATGAAGTTTCTTCAGATGTAGTAATTAGAAAAAGACTAATATGGTTCGATTGTAGACTGGAAGACTTTAAACGAAAGCTTAAAGAAGTTCTTTTAGACGAAGCAACTCCAAAGATGCTTATTGATTATTGTCTTTTCTTTCAAGAACATAATGATGTAGAAAGGGATAAACTATCTGAAAAAATGATGACAAAATTACATCTATATTCTGAAGTAAGATGTAAAAGAGTTATGTCTGAATTTATTAAATACCAGATGAAAATGACAGAATTACCAAAGGAATTAAAAGATATCTGGTGTACAAAAGAGAATGTCGATAATATATTTAATATTGACTTTCTGACTCAATTAATAGATGAAGCAAAACTGCAATGTTGTATTATTGCATTAAAGCGGATTCATACAAAAGAAAGGAAACTAAGAAATGAAATTGCAACTCTTAGAGGAGACGCTCTCCAAGCTGAACTATTTTCTAAAGAAGTTCCCGAGCAAGGAGTGGAGCGGTCCAGCGTGGTACAGCCTGAAAGCTGATAAAGCAGGATTCCCAGTAGAATTTACACTAGAAGATTTTCATCCATTAGATTTAGGTGGACATTCTTCTACTGAATGGGAAGCTGATGATTTGGCTAAAATACTGAAGAAGAAGCTCAGAAATAATGCTCTAAAGAAGTGTTATATGGGTTTAATCCATAGTCATCATACTATGGGAGCATTCTTTAGTGGAACTGATACGGAGACATTATGTGAAATGGCTCCGATAAAGGGATTTTATCCCAGTCTTATTGTAGCTACCAGTGGTAAAGCACATTTTGCTTTTGGTTTTAGCTATAAAGACCAGTATGGCAAAGCTTCATATTATGAAGTCGATGATGATGATATCAAATCGCCAAGAGCTCATGGTAAGAAAGAATGGGTTAATATAGCTAAAGGTCTGGAAAAGAAAAATACTGTTACTGTTGTTACTACTCATGGTGGTGGATATGGTAATGGATATAGTGGTTATAATGGTTGGGGCGGAGCTTACCAGGGACAGAGCAATCTCTTTAACCAGAACGATAAAGGAGAGTTTGAAATTGGGACAGAAGAGAGAAAGAAAGTTCTCTTGACTCCTGGATACAAAAAACTCACGAAAAAGAATTCAGATAAAGCATTTGATTTCTATGAAGAGTATTGTAATGGTAAAATGGGATATATTGAGCTTCAGGTTAATCTTGAAAAGATTGGCATTCCAGATGTATGGGATTTTATAAGGGAGGCTAGACATGCAAGCACAGACGCAGCAATCGAATACGGATACTAGATTCCTTAGAAACAAGGATTTAATCCCTCAGAAGAAGCTTGATGATATAACAGTAATAGGCTTGGGAGGCATCGGTTCAACCGTTGTCTCCCTACTTGCTATAATGGGATTTAATGTTATTGCTGGTTATGATGGAGATAAACTTGAAGAGCATAATCTTTCTACCTGCACATATCCTCATCAAGGATTAGGAGATTTTAAGGCAAGAGCTGCAGGAAAAGGGGTTAAAGAATATGGTTCAACAGGTATTTTCATTCCAGAAAATTGGAAATGGAACTCTGGCTCTTCAAATAAAGCTATAATATGTCCTGACAATATGGAAGTAAGAAGAGACTACTATGATTGTTGGGTTGAAAATCCTGACAGAGAATTTCTTATTGACTTAAGAATGGATGCCTTAGCAATGGAGATTATTGTAGTAACCAAGGAACATGATTATTTTGATGAAACTTGGCTTCCAAGTGCAGAGATTGAAGACGCTCCATGTACAATGAAACATACAATTTTCACGTCAAGCATCGTAGCAGGATTTGGCGTTAATCAGGTATTCAATATACTTGCGGATAAGCCATATTATGCGTATACTTGGATAGGGCTAATGCCCTTCACACGGAAAACAGAACATCTAATTAAAAGAAGAGGTACTAATGACAGTTCCAACAGTTAGTATCCACGGTAAGAATTATGTTATGGTTAAGGACAGAGTTGTTCTTTTCTATAATACGAATCCTCGTGGATGCATTAAAACAAAAATAGTGGACTATAAAGATGGCCACTGGATAGTCAAGGCAACTTGCTATCCCGACCCCCAGGAACTTCCCGAGACGTTCTTTACAGGACATGCACATGAAGTGCAGGGAAGTACACAAATTAACAAAACAAGTGCTTTAGAAAATTGCGAAACTTCGGCCGTTGGCAGATGTCTAGCAATGGCTGGTTATGGTGCTGAGGAATCATTTGCTTCGGCAGATGAAGTCCAACAAAAGCACGATTCCAAATAAGGAGGTGTCTAATGGCACGATATAGACCAGAAGTAGCAAATAGTGGAGAAGCAAGTTGGTTAGGATTCCAGCAAGCCCAAATAATTGAATTCAATGATAGAAGTGAAGAATTTGATTGGGCTGATCTGTTTCTTGACGTAACACTAAAAACAACAAGTCAGTATCCCGTGAACTATGCTCTGAAAGGGACTTACGAAAGAGAAGATAGTGGAGAGATTAAAGATTCTAGCTTATTAAAGCGTATATATTATCTTCTTGATGCTATCGGATTTAAAGGCGGTCCTAATAAAGAGGGTGTATGGGAAGATGAAAACGGTACAGCAATAGACGATATAGGAAAATATCTTAATGAAAACTTCATAGCGAAAGATGTTTTAGACAGTGATTCAAATCCATTTTATGTCTATGTATATAAAAGGTTAAATCCTAAAGATAATAAAGCATATACTGAAGTATGTCCTAAAATCGTTAAGAATGTAAATAAAAATCGGGAGGACTTAAAGAATTACATTAAGTTCATGAAGTCAAAAGGCTATATTAAAGAACATACTGAAGATGGGGAAACAATATCTTCAAAGCCTGTGTCTTCAACACCATTTTAAATGTACCTTGAAGTTGCAATAGGGAGCCCTCGTAAACGGGGGCTTCTTATTAATATAGAGGATTTGTCGGATATTCTTGTAACTGATGGCAAGGATAAGCCTGTATATAGAAGCACTTACCTGTATTATGATGATGCAAAGGATTATATAAAATTAAGTAGAAGTTTAAAGGATTTTCAGGGAGTTCGCGGAATTGACCAAATTATAGTAGATATAGATAAAGGTCAGAATTCAGATAACCATACCCAGCAGATTGCACAGGGTGTTATACTTGATTTATATGAACTAAATGTACAGGATTGCAGTATACAGCCATATTTCAGCGGTACTGGTTACCATATAGCAATATCAAATGAGGTATTTCAGCTAAAACCTAATAAGAATTTACCTTATATGCTAAAAGAGACTATGAAGAGTATTCTCAAAGATATAGATTGCTCTGTATATACCAGGACTGCTCTTTATAGAGTTGAACATACTCTTAATGATAAAAGAGGATTCTATAAAGTGCCATTAACTGTTAAGGAGCTATTTAATCAAACCCCTGATTACATTAAGAACTTAGCAGAAAACCGAAGGTTTGATTTCGATTACCCAGTCTTAACAGGCGACGGGGAACTTTCAGACTCAGTCACTACTCATGTTCCTCAAATACGTGAGCTAGAATCAACATTCGAACCAAAGAACATTGTACCATGCATACAGAAGATATATAATGATGGACCTGTACCAGGAATAAGAAACAACGGTTTGTTAAGGATGGCATCACATTTCCTTAGACATGGATTTCCATCTGAAGTAGCTAAGACAGCTCTAATGCATTGGAACAATGATAATCTTGATGAAAATGTAGTTTTACAAAAAGTAGAAGATACTTATAATAGAGGTTATAGATATGGCTGCAATGATTTTCTGTTGCATGAATATTGTCAACCCAGATGTATATATTATAAGAATAAAGATTACCTTACCGAAGTAAAAACAAGTGACGACATGCAGAAATCTCTTGAAGAGAGAATGACGGCTAATTACGAAGGAAGGGTTATCAGGCTTGATGAATTATTTGGAATACCCGATAAAGACCTTACTGTCTATCCGGGTGAATTGGTAACAATATTCGGACCAACCGGAGCTAACAAAACAACGCTAGCTCAAAATATTGTGCTCGGATACGATGCTAAAAATGACATCATTAGAAAGGAACTTCAAATCCCGACTTTATATTTATCGCTTGAACTGACGGATTGGTACACTCATAAGCGACATCTGCAGATAGTAAGTGGTATGAAAAAGAGCGAGATAGAGACGAACTTTAAGGAAAGGTATAAATTCCATAAAGATGATATTAGTCATATAGTAGTACAAACTGTTTCTCCAACTGTTGATAAAATAAAAGAAATGGTTCGCAGTATCCAGCCAAGGTGTGTAGTCGTAGACTATATTGACCTTGTTGAACCCCCTAAACACATACGGGGAGAGTATGAAAGTATCAGGTACATAAGTCATTCATTAGCAAGCCTTGCTGTGAATATGGACTTGATAATTAACCAACTTTCTCAAACAAGCCGTACTTACTCAAGAGAAGAAGTACTAGACCTATATGCAGGCAAAGGTTCAGGAGCCATAGAAAATGCTTCAAGAAAAGTGCTTGGAATTATAGGTAACGCAAAAAGAAGAGACAGGAAGGTTGAACTGTTCAAAAATACTGATGGTGAATTATTTGATGTTGAATTAGTATGGCAACCTAATTTTAGGTTAATGAGAGCTGATGCAATAGTTAATGAGCCACAGGAAACTAATAGAATAAGGATGGTAAAATGACCAGTCTTTTAAAGATACATTTATGGAGATATGGATTCCAGGTATTCTTTTTATTTATATTTGGAATCGGAGGAATGTATGAGATAGACAAACACGGTGACTATTTCCAGATAACTATAAATTTATGGAAATTCACTGCAACAATACAACTAGGAACAATAGAATATGAACGGAACAAGGGGCGCGAGCCCAATAAGACAAGAGTCACAGGAAAAGTCAATTCTTCGAATGTTACAAAACGGAGGACGGATTAACCCTAGAATGGCTTTAGACCAGTTTGGTTGTATGCGACTTGCTGCTGTTATCCACTTATTAAAGAAGAAAGGCAGCAATATCAAAACTACCAGGATAAGCCGTGGAAGAACTACTTTCGCAGAATATGAGATAATTCAATCATGAAAAACATATTTTATCCATTCTGGAGAAAGAAACGTAGGAAAAAGTCCTATAAACCCAGTGCTAATTCTCAGATATATTCTCTAAGTAAACAAGTAAATGACCTCAGAGAAGAGTATTATGAGGCAAATGAGAAGATAAAAAAATTGGCTAAAGCAAATAACTTAAGATGGGAAGAGGGTTTTGTCCCAAACACAAAGGAATGGGAACCAAGATAAATAATGTCAACCAGGGAACAATTTGAGCCTGTATTGAGAGAGCTTCACGGCACTTTTTGGAAAAAAGTATATACTAAACTTTCTAGAAAGATGTCAGCTCTTAAATCCAGTCTTAAGAAAAGGTCGCAGGATAACGAAGTGGAATTTAACATCACACTTGACGAACTCAAGAAGATGTTCTTAAAGGTGTACGGTAATGAATGTCATTACTGTAATAAGCAACTTACATTCCGCAACATTGCTTGCGACCATATTGTTCCCCTAAATAAAGGAGGCCCATCAATAAGGTCAAATCTTCAGCTTATTTGTAAAACATGTAATACACGTAAAGGACCACTTAATGAAGAGGATTATTGCAATATAATTGACTGGGTTTCTAAACAGAAAGAAGAGATAAGAAACTATATAATGAGGAAACTGGCTAAAGGAGGTCGCTATTAATGAGAGCAATACTAAGAAGTACAGGCAGTAGTAGAATTAAACAAATAAACATACCATCTGCAATATGGAAAGAAGCAGGTTGGGATATTGGTGATGACGTTGAATTAAGCGTAGAATGTGGATGTGAACATAATAAAGAACACAACATCAAGGAAATTCGCATTAAAAGCCTAACATCTAACCTTAGACAACTACTAAGGAATGAAAATGGATAATATATGTACGATAACAATCAAGTTCACAGAAGCAGAACTTATGTGTTTAAATAATATGATTGGGACACATTTT